CAATCGCATTGATTACGCGGACGCTGGAACATCGGCTGCCAAAGTTTCTGTCTACCGTCGTTTTGTCGGTGCGGCCAGCAATTGCAGTTTCCTCAGTGACCTACGTTGACACAACAGGAACAACGCAAACCGTTTCATCGACCAATTACTACCTGGACAGCGACGAGGTGCGTTTTCTTGACACATTCGTGAAACCCGATGTGCAGGACAGAAGCGAAGCCGTCAAAATCACCTACACGGCCGGATATGGCAGCGACTCCCGCGCGTGTCCGGAACTTGACCGCATGGCAATCAAATTGAGTTTGGCCAATCGATTTGAAGACCGCGACATGATCGCAGCATCTGGCGAGCGGCGGGCGTATGAGGCACTTGTCGCAAAGAAGATGAGGGCAAGTTATCCATGACCTTTCGCCCTGAACGAAAATTTCGACTTGGAACGATGCGGCACCGAATTACGGTGAGCGTAGAAGGCACAACACAGGACGGAGCCGGGCAACCAGTCGTAACGCTTAGCACTTGGTTGTCAGATGAGCCAGCGAAGTACGAGCCGACAACAGGCGGCGAAGGAGCACGTGGGCGACAAGTGGAGGCCGGAATCAGTGCCATATTCACAGTGCGTTATCGGGACGGCTACACGCCAGAAATGGCGATCGACATTGACGGGCAACGTTTCTGGATCGTCTACGTTAAAGCAGTTCAGGGCATGGATCGCTATCGAGAACTCTATTGCAAATCGGTGGTGCTGTAATGGCTCGCGTTTCGATTGGGATGGAGCTTATTGATGGCAACAAATTCCTGAAGCAATTAGAGCAACTGGAATCTGTCATTCGAAGTACGGTTATTGAGAACGCAATACAGGCTGGAACGGTGCCAGTTGAAGCGGCCATGCTTGCCAACACGCCAGAAAGTGACGGTTCACGCAAAAAACAATCAACAAAAACAAAACGTCGCTGGAGTGGTGCGAAAAAACTCAAAACGACGATTCGATCAGTAGTAAGGCCAAAGAAAAAACTGGGTGTGTTGATTGGCCGGATTGGTTTGGTCGGGCCTTCTTACAGTGACGGCGGCGGGCATGGAAACCTGTTTTCAAAAGATCATAAGCGAAAGGTTTTGTGGGGGCATGATGCTGGCACAATTCGCAAGGTCAATCAGTTTGTGAAGAAAACGGCAGACGAAACAAAATCAGCGGCATCGGCGGCCGTGACTTCGTCTTTGAAGTCAGGAATTGAAGCCGCAGCAAATCGGATGGCAAAATAATGGCGGATCTTGGTAGTGCAGTCAGGGGATATCTAGCGGCGAATGTCGGCGTAGCAGCCGCGGTATCGACTCGCATATTCCCGGATGTACTGCCGCAAGGATACACAATCAGGACAGGTGGAGCGTTGACGTACACGGTTATCAGCACGACGCACGATCACCTCATTAACGGATTGTCTGGAATTGCCAGAAGCCGAATCGAGTTTACTGCATTTGCCTCAACGCGGGCTGGTGCGAACCTGATTGCAGAAGCGGTCAGGGCAAGTGATTTACAGGGTTACACCGGAGCAATGGGCGGCGTATCGATTGAATCTGTAATGATCACAGGAGGCATCCAGACGCTGGATGAGCGGCCGACTGACGGATCACAGGAGCATCGATATTTAACGATTTTTGATTACATGATCGCATATCAGGAAACGGTGTAAAATGGCAACAGGGACACGATTTAAAACAGGCAACACAGCCACGATCACTCTTGGCGGAACACAGACAACTGGCATCACTACAGCGTGGGCTGGAAATGTTGTTTCGATTAATCCAGGCGAATGGACGCTTGGCGAGCGTGACGTGACATTGCTGGCAGACACTGGATTTTTGCGAAACGATCCGCAGGATTTAGCCACGCCAAACGAAATCAGCGGCGTCGTCCGGTTTAATCCATCGTTGGGACTGCCGCCAATCGATGGAGCCGTAGCAACTGTAACGGTAACGCTCCCGCAGCTCAGCACAGCGACCAGCGGAGTGACACGCGGAACAATCACGGGCAAAGCGTTTTTCAGCCGTGTTGCCTTTCCTCAGTTGGCAAACAACGAAACGATGGATTGTGAGTTCACGCTGAAGATGACCGGCGAAACCCTATCACAGACACGAGAAACATGATGGAAATCAAATTGATTGATCACATCGGCGAAGCTCCCAACGGATCGCCGGTGGATCACGAGCAATGGATAGTGTTTTGCGATGATGTGCAGGTTGGATACTTGCCGAAATCGCCGGACGCGTGGTTGCAGTGCATTGTGTCATTTAGCGAAACCACGAGGGCCGAATTGATTCAGGCCGTCAATGAAACAGCAGCATTGAAAATCGGCGGCGTAGTTATGCCAGTCGATCCTGATTTTCAACCGAAAGAGGATGACGAATAATGACACTAACGAGAGCGACGTTAGGGAAACTGACAAAGCGGCTGACCAAGGACATTGAAGTGTGCGGGCATAGGGTCAGGCTTCAGCGACCGACACCTTTGGAGCACTCGCAGTACCAGATGTCTTTGGTTGATAAGGATGGCAAGTGGAATGCGACAAACTTAAACGACGCCATCATGCTGCTCACGGCACGCATGTGGATCGACGAAGAAGGCGAGCGACTGTTTAAGGATACCGAGACGAAACAACTCGGCTCAATTGATCTTGCGTTTTATCAGCAGTTGTCGGAGCAGTGTCAAAAGTTTGCCATTGTGAGTGAGGCGTCGACAACGCTGGGGGAGTCCGACAAAACCACCGTCTCCGATTCGCATGCCGAGTCTGCCTTGAACTTGGAATAGACGATCCAGAGGCGTGGTTGGATTCAATATCGGATCGGGTTTTTGATGTGTGGTGGGCGTATTACCAGTGCGAGCCGTTTGGATCGCACTGGGAACAGGCAGCCTCGCTATCTGCAATGATTCACAGCAACACTGTGATGATGGCGGCAACACGAGGGGCGAAAATGGAATCGCTGAGTGTGATTGATTTCATGCCTGCGGATTCGATGAGGTGGCAGAAACGAACGAAGCTCAGGGCACGCGGCATTAGTCATCCAAAAGCACAAACGGACATTCTTAAGCGGGCATTTGGTTTCTCATGACAACAATCACCGCACTTAATGTCCGTCTCGGCATGGACGTATCAAACTTCAGCGAGGGGGCAAACCTTGCAAAAGGTGAGGTCACAAAAGTCGCGTCGATCATGCGTCAGTCAGTGCCTCCTGCAGAAAAATTCAAGCAGGAAGTCGATCTGCTAAATCGTGCGTTTTCCGAAGCCGGAAAGAAGTCGAGGGAATACGCGAACGCTTTGGCCTTCTTAGAAAACAAGCACAAGCAGACAGCATCGGCAATTGCCAAAACGACTGCTGCGACAAATAAAGCAAATAACGGGGCGTCTGCGGCAAGCGATGCTTTAATTGGATCACTGAAAGGTGCAACGGCAGCCTACCTTAGCCTGCAAACCGTTGCCAAAGCAATTAACCTTGCATCAGAGGTCGAGGATGCCACGATCGCTTTTGAGGTGCTGACTGGCAGTGCAAAAGACGGTGCGTTGCTGTTTGAGCAGATTCGCCGGTTTGCTGCCGAATCGCCGGTCACGTTTAGCAATGCTGCTGAAGCAACGAAAACGATGATGAGCTTCGGTGTGGCGGCTCAGGACGTTCAGAAGAATCTGCAGATGCTGTCTGATGTCACTGGAGGCAACAACGATCGATTCAAAATGCTGTCGCTGGCGTTCTCTCAGACAACCGCAGCGGGCCGCCTGATGGGGCAGGACTTGCTGCAGATGATTAATGCAGGGTTCAATCCGCTGCAACAGATCAGCAAGACCACCGGCGAATCCATGATCGAACTGAAAAAGCGAATGGAGGACGGCGGGATTTCCGCACAGGAAGTTCGGCAGGCATTTATGGATGCGACTTCCGAAGGCGGAATGTTTCATGGAATGACCGACCGACTTGCCGAAACAGTCAGTGGAAAACTAAACATTGCGTTGAGCGACATGGAGCAAAAACTGGCGGCAGCCGGGGAAGCACTCGGGCCGCTGATTATCCAATTGCTCGATGCGTCAAAAGATATGGCCCCGTTACTGGAAGATGCCATTACCCTCATCGGATTGTTTGCGAAGGGCATGGGGTTCGTTGTTGCGTTGACGCAAGACTATGAAAACATGAAAAAGGGCAAGCTGGGTTTCGAAAACACAAATGCGTTTTTGGATCGACTGGAAGAACGTGAGCGAAAATTGGAAGCCGACAAGGCCGCAGCAGTCAATGCAGAGTTTGAGCAAAAGGAGGCTGCTGTCAATCATGTGGCAATCGCAGAACGCAAGGCCGCTGAGCAATTAGCAGCAGCCAGAGCAAAGCACATGGAAGATCAAAAGAAAGCTGCAGAAGACGCAATCAAGCAGCAGCAAAAGAACATCGAGAAAGAAAAGGCGGCTCGGCTAAAGGCTATCGAAGACGCAAAGAAAGCCCAGGAGCGAGCAGCACAGGCCGCTGAAGAACAATTCCAGCGAGACATGGAGAACGCTCGCAAGGCTGCAATGGACTATTTCGCAGAGCAGCAGAAGCAACAGGAGCAACGCCGCGCCGATGTGGCTCGTGGCCCCGGTGCTGGCATAGAAGTCGGATCTGCCGAGGCGGCCAAGTTCCAAGCGGATCAGGTCAACAAGCAGATCGGGGCAGCAGCAGTCCCAGATCAACCAACGCCAGGCGAAACACAGATCGCGTGGAAGGCAGAGCAGTTATTCCGCGAACAGCAGGCCACGAACGCGGCAGCACAGCGGCAGCTCGCAGTGATGGAAAGCCTACTGAGAGAAACCAAAGAAAATGGATTCAGGAGAATCAGATAAATGGCAGACCTAAGCGGCATCACAGCAGTCAGGCCAACAGCCACGACGCAAACAAGGATCGTACAATACAACGCGACAGTGGCGGTCGGGCAAACGCTGGTCAAGAGCGGCACGAAATACGTTCTGGCCGATGCTAATGCCTCTGCAGCACTGGCAGCAGCTGAGGGGATCGCAATGACTCCCGGCGTCGCGGACGGGTATGGAATCATTGCCTACGCTGGCTCAGTGATTCTGGTCGGGACGACGATGACGGTCGGGGAAACGTATTTGGTTTCCGACACGGCAGGCGGCATCATGCCGAACGCTGACAAGGGGGCCACGGATTACATCACCAGACTCGGAACGGCGGCAACAGCAACTCAGCTCAATTTGTCCGTGCAGGCAACAGGAATACAGGTGCCGTAATGCCAGTATCTGGAACATTACAAGGAGAGAAACGTCAGGGACGTGGAGCTATTCGCTCATCGGGAGGAATTCCCGTCCTAGACGAAACGTACCACTATCTTGTCTTGATGGCATCAGCGACAGCGGATCGAGTCGACGCTCTGGCAGTCAGCGGTGTTCCGCAAGTCGGGATTACGCAATCAGCAGGCGGATCGGCAATTTGCAACGGCGTTGATGCTGTTCGCCGCGAGGATCAGGTTTTGTATTGGGACATCACCGCAACGTTTTCCAGCGAAGTTGACGAGCGGCAAAGTCAGCAAATCGTGTCTGGTAATCCCACTGAATGGGTGCCGATTTACGAAACAAAATTTGAGCGACTGCAGGAGATTGTGACAAAGGATTATGCGGGAGTCGCTGTCGCAAATAGTGCAGGACAACCATTTGAGACAGGAGTCATTCGAGCTAGATTCATTCCAATCTGGGAGTTTTATCAGTTCGAGCCAGAGACGGTTACGGACGAACAAGTAATTGCTCGAAATGAGGTCATTAACAGTGCAGAATTCAAAGGCCGCGAAGCGTGGACACTATTGTGCACGGTCATGTCCTCAGTTGTCGGGTTTTACTACGGAAGCCGTCGCAGGCTGACGCGTTACGCATTGCGATACAACGAATACTACTGGAAACATTATCGGCTTGACGTTGGAACGGTCTACCTCGATGGCGGCGTTCATAAGCCTTATCTGGACGATGAGCAAAACGTCATGCTCGGCGGATTGAATGGAAGTGGTGCAAAGGTCGCTCCCGGAACAGAGCCAGCTTTACTGGCGTTTGACATTTATCCTCAAGTGGCATTCAGCAGCTTTTTAAGGATCTGAAATGCCAGACGAGCGAACATATGGGTTCAATAAAGACGACGCCCAATCGTTGCTGCAGTCGATAGGAAATGGTGAAAGCTGGTTTCCAGAAATTAAACCACGTGCACGAGGTGGCGGCGGCGGTCACACGATCTGGTTCACAATCGATTCAGTGCTCTGTCCGCTGACCGACTACGTTGAGGAAACAACGCTGGTTGTCACGGCCACCTACTACAACCAGAGCTGCACAGGAACGCCACCGGGGGCGGAGTACGGCGGCGAGTATTATGTGTACGACATTTGCAATTATCTCTACGGATTGACCCCGCAGGACTTGGTTGGAACGACAGGGCGAGCCACCTACATGTACCCGCTAACCGGTGCGTGTACGCCAAAATGGATCATCGACGACCTTTGTGCGCAGCCGGAGTGCGACTGATGCCTCCGCGCTATCTTCGCAAAGCATCGACGACACCACTCAAACCATGTGCTGAGTTCACGGTCGAGACATGCGACACTGCCCCGGCCGATCAATGCTGCGGGGCGTTGCCTTGCAAGCTTTGTCTTGAATGGGAGACCTATGAAGACGGCATTGCTCATGGTTCAGCGACCTTTGCCGGAACATCATGGACAGGCACGGTTGGCGGCCATGCGTTTGTGTCATATTGGGAGCGAAGCTCCTACGACGAATGTGAGTACATTGTCACACTCGACGACGAAGAAGTGTATCGTGCGACCTGTTACGAGGGGGCAAGCTGTCGAGATCCATCCGGCGACGTTGATGTGTCGACGGCATATCTGCAGGGCACGTTACGCTGGTCCAAATTCGACCCGCGAGAACTGGCACTCATGGTCGATCCTGACACGGGCTGTCGAGATTTCTTTTGCGGTGACTGTCGCTGCTCGTGCCGGGCACTTTGCGTCGATGTTCGCGAGGTCG